CGGTCGTGGTGGTGATAACTGGCCCAGCTTTGCAGACCGCGACCTGAGAGATCGATTCTATGAGTTCTGCAAAAGCCTACCCCCGGAGCAATTCGACGATACCACCTCAGTCGATGAGGATGGATTGACCAAATGTTGCAAGGCTTTGACAACCTTCCATGACTCAGCGGAATGTTGTAAAGGCTGCTTCAAGGAAATCATGGAGCCGTATCCCGTGACCTATGATTCCTTCATCGGCAACCTTCTGGATGAATGGATAGAGAACGATGATTGGAAGAAGGCTTGCCGTAAAGGTCTTGTCTTTCTTCTGAAAGATAGTCCTCCGGGTGCATACCGCATCACCAATGGCAAATACAGCGCGACCCTTGCGGAGAAACTCAGAGAGAAGCACGGTGACAATCTACTTGAGATAGTCAACGAGAGGTTCATCTAGGTGAGGACGGCTCTTAGGAGCCGTAAACCCCCAGCCAGACGGTTCCAAGGCCGTGGCAAATCCAAGGGGTTTGGAGTAGACCGTGGAAGCCAAAGACCGCAACCAGATAGAGCAAGCTCTGGAGAACCATGAACGTCTAAAAAGTTCCTATTTCTGGACCGATCTAGGCAACGCATCAGCACGGCGCAACCAGGAGAAGAAGTACAACTTCAGCGTGAGTGTAGAGCATGAAGGTGATATCTACGAATACACCTCATCCGTGCGGATTAGCACCAAGAATTTCTACTACCACGGACGGTTCACCAAGAATGGGAAAAGAGGTGACGTGCGACTCTTCAAAAAGTTGCTTCGATAAGCGTGAGTCAGCCCTGTGGAAGCAGGGCCGTAAACGCCCAGCGCGGTGACAAGGCCGTGCCAATCATAGGCGTTTGGGAGTAGGCAATGGCAATCACAATGGTAGAAAGACAGGAAGATGGAGCCTATCACCAAGTCACCAGCCGTGAAGGTCTGGTCTTAGGGATTTATGAACAAAATATGCGTGATGATTCGGACTTCCACGCGATCTACTGGAACCCGGAGAAGAAGGAGCCAAGAGATATCGTCTACGCCACCACCAGAGGCTGGACCTATGACAACCACGCCACGGTGGACGCAACGCCAGAGGTTTGGAGCGAGTTCCATGGATTCCTGGCCGGACGGTTGAAGGCTCTAATCTTTGACGATATCTGGAGAGAAGCAAGGGCCATCACCGTCGGCCGTCAGGTCATAGTGGTCAAAGGCCGGAAGGTTTCCAAAGGCGTGAAAGGCAGAGTGTTCTGGGAAAGAGAAGATTCCTACAATCCTGGGAAGAGGCGCATCGGCATCGAGCCTAATGCGCCTGAGATAAGAGTTATGGATAAGATGCCAGATGAAAGGGTATTCATATCTTCTGAGAATGTTGAGATCGACCCGGAATACCTGTTTGATTATGTGGATTATGACCGCATAGCAAAAGCCGATGAGCAAGCCAAGGCGGAAGCTATAACTGGCGGTGTAGCCCGTTACCGTGGCCTATCCGCCGTAGCGATGACGGCTCCTTATTAGACCAAGGGTGAGTCACCCCGTCGCAAGGCGGGGCGTAACCCCACAGTCTGGTGACAAGTCCAGACAAATCCAAGGGGTTGGAGAAGGAGATGACCGCAGAAGCAAAGGAGCGATGGGTATATCTAGGGTTGGAATATAATCTTTCCGCCCGTTATCTGAAGGACTCTCTACGGCAAGTCTTCATGAAGCAGGACGACTTTCCAGATGGTAACGAACTCTTCTTCACATATAAAAGGAATCGACCGCTGGTTGCTCCAGGTCAATACCGTCCTGGGTCCATATGGGACGTGACCGTGCAATACGGCGAAGATGGCGCAATGAGTGTTTCACGCAATGACCGTGGGACATTGGACTATATAGGGTTGCTGGAAGATGAAGGCCAGCTGGTCAGGCTTCAAGCCAGCAATGATATGGCTCTGATCGAAAAGGACACAGAGGCACGGATACGAAAGGAGAATATGCACTCATCCATTGACCGCATCCTTGAGCCGTTGCGTGAGGAATATGGAGAACTCAAGACCATGACCCAGAGAGCCGCCTTCATGGCTCGCGTCTATCAGTCAATCGTGAGTAGATAGCATGGTGCATTGTTGCTGCGGAAAGTTCATAGGCGCAACGGAAGACAGATGTAACTGGTGCGGGGTCAGGCTCATATTGCTATCTCATGCCCCGTGGATTAAGTGTCCAAACAAACGCAAATAGGGGGTGAGTGGCTCCGCTTCGGCGGAGTTAAACCCACGGACTGGTCACAAGTCCAGTCAACGTAGGGGAAAAGGAGGGACAATCTGACCCATAGGCCACAATCGAAAAAACAGTGGCCTTAAAACGGCTTAGAACGCGACATATTTTTGGTGAAAGGAGTGAAAATGGGTGAAATGCCTATTATGTACCGTGGTCACCGCACTACAGATGGTGCCGTGGTAGATCGAAGTGATGGAGTTTATATCAAGGAATGCAACAACCTGGCGAACCATAGCAACGGCTTGGAGTGGGGGTATGCAGGTTCTGGACCGGCGCAATGCGCTCTAGCCTTGCTCATGGATACTCTGGAAGATAGGCGTGACTTGCGTGTACTGAAGAATGAGCCGTCAGATGTCTGGAAGGAAACTGGCATCACGGCCTGGGCGATGAACCATTATATGAAGTTCAAATGGGATGTGGTTTCTCTTCTGGACCGCACTGGCTGGGTGATGAGTCAGGAATATATCTATGAGTGGATAAAGAGGACCGAGAAAGAAGAGCGGCAGCAACGCCGTGTTGAGAGCGGTTTGCCAAAGGAGCAGAATCTTCAATGAAAGTTTTACCTAAATATGAAGGTCTGGAGATAATCCAGAGAACCTACAAGAGCAATTTTGGCGATTATCACCGCTATGAAGTGAACGGCTTCGATTGTGGCGGTCATTGCGCTGATTGTCGCGCCAAGCCTCAAAGGCCGTGCAAAGGTCTACCGTCTGTGACTACGTTCACCGGAGCCTATGGCGGAGGTGGCGGTCTTTATAAAGGCGGGATAAATCACGCTCTGGATGCCGTGTTTGGAGCCTATACCGACAAAGACAAAAAAACCGTCCAGGAGAATAGCTGGATGAGCGATTTTGTGCGGTCTGGAGATAATCTTAGCAAGCATGAGATGCTCCGTTACCGCCAGGAAGTCGAAGAGATACCAACGTCTGGAGATATCGCCAGAGAATACGGCATAGGTGTTCACGCTGCTCTGGAGTCTCTGCTGGTTGGAGATGGAGAGGTGCCAGAACGGTATCTCAGCGGCGCCAATACTATCCTGGCATGGCTCAACAAAGGCGGTAAGGACGGGCCTTACATAGTGGAAGATTCTGAGGTCAGCGTCTTCCATCCGGAGTTGAGATACGCTGGTCAGATCGATTGCGTGGCCCGGTGTGGAGATCGCATCATCATCATCGACTGGAAATCCGGCAAAGAGATAAGGCCAGAGCATTCCATGCAGGTTGCCGCTTACGCTATGGCATATTCGGAGATGACAGGACTGGCCGTCAGTGAAGCCTGGGTCATCAAGGCAAGTCCTATCACCGGATTTGATGCCAAGCAGGTCGCGAACCTTGCTCAAGCACAGAAGGCATTCATAGCATTGCAGGAAACCAAGAGGAATGCTGACCGCATCAGTTGGAGGAAGGCTGATGGATAGTAGAACCAAGATTTGTGAGATGAGGCGGAATGACCCGTCCATCAGTATGGCAACGATGGCAAAGGAGATCGGTATCACCCGTGAGCGTGTACGGCAGTTACTCCAGATTATGCGGATGCCAACCGTGCCAAAGCATCCAGAACGCGCTGCGCTCTATAGGTCAGAAGCAGATGCTCTGGACATAGCACCAACCCTTCTATGGATAATGGAAGAGATGGTCCGACCGGCACCAAGGACTAAGATGAAAGCCAATAGGCCTATGCCAAGGCAGATGGCGGCATTCGTTCATTACGCCAACCAGGTCGTGAAAACGGCCAGAGAAGCTATGGAATCTGACCCCACCGGGTGGGAGAGATATCTGGAAGAGGCATTCGCCAAATCTGATAACTGGAGCGTCAAGGTCATATGACTGAGGAAGCTAAAGAACCAGACCTATTGATTCCATTGCCTCAACTAACGATCACCCCACTCTTTGATTATCACGTTGAGTATGCCAAGCGTTTCGTGATGATTCTGGAAGAGGCATCACTGGTCTATGCGAAAACCCATGACTCAGCTGAAGACTATCCCTATTTCCTTCAACGGTGGCTGGAAGACAGACCGTCCTTGATCGAAGATATCTTGAGAGGTGAAGATGATTAGCCCAAATCCACAGAATGAGGAGGTGAGAGTGAGCAATCAACCGCCGATGGACGGCGTAGGATTACACATGACTTCCGTGGCTGTTGGCCCAGCGTTCCTATTCCGGGAAGGCGTTCAATACGGCCACGCGGTCGGCTATCTGGATGTGGTCCTGCGTTTATCTGAAGCGGAAGCACATGACCAACGGGTGAGATTAATCAACGATCTGAAAGGAGAATGATGACTACCACTGATTTAGTTATATATGAGGACACTATAACCGGCGCAGAGGTTCAACTCTCTGTCCAGCTAATCCGGAATAACCTTTGCAAGAGTGCCACGGAAACCGAAGCTCTTCTTTTCCTGGAACTCTGCCGTCACCAGGGTTTGAATCCTTGGGTGAAAGATGCTTATCTCATCAAATACAGTCAGGATAACCCTGCCACGATGGTGACGGGGAAAGACGCTTTCATGAAGAGGGCTGACGCTCATCCACAATTCGCCGGGATGGAATCAGGCGTGATCGTCCTCAAGGGTGAACATATAGAGAACCGTGTTGGCACTCTAGTGCTATCTGATGAGACACTGATAGGCGGTTGGGCCAGAGTGGCCCGGAATGACCGCAAGATCGATGTGGCTCCTACCGTATCGATGAAAGAATTTGATAGTGGCCGTGGCCTATGGAAGCGGATGCCTGCAATCATGATCGAGAAGTGCGCTATAGTCACGGCTCTCAGACGTGCATTCCCGTCGACCTTTGCTGGGATGTATGACGCTGCTGAGATGCAAGACGTTGAGGTGGATGATAGTGGTGAAGTAGTTGTCACCTTACCTTCTGCTGATGAAGTGCCCAAGCAGATACGGAAGCCCAGAACCAAGAAGGTACTGGCGGAAGGAGTCACCCAACCGGACCCGCCAAAGGTTACAATCATTCCTGATGAGAATCCTTCTGAAGAGTCCATCGAGGATATCATCACCTCAACCAATGAGATGGTCGCGCAAGCCAACTCTGATGATGAATCCGCCATAACCTGTGAAGGCTCTATCCCAGAGGACCCGGAGGATTTCCAACCGGAGAACCGATCCTCAAGACCGTTGCCCTGCACCATAGAAGGTCACGGTGATGGAGTCTATGAAATCATGAAGAGTCCTTCCACCGGGCAGCGGCGTTGGGTTCATGATTTCACCTATGACCTCAACGGTGAGAGTCGTTTGGGACGCTGCGTCTATGAAGGTGACGTTCCCGTTCCGCCAGAACCGGACAATGAGACTGTGCTTCTCTTGTGAGGACAGAGGCTTCGGCCTCTGTAAACACCTTGCGGCGGTTCCAAGGCCGTGCAAATCTGGGTGTTATGGAGTACGGATGATAGATGATTGGGTGAGAGAAGAGGTGCATGAACCAGAACGGATGGAGAAGCGGTGGTGCCCTAGTCACCATAGGTGGGAGGATAACCCACCAGGACGCTTGCTTTGCGGTCTGGCATGGCGCGATCAGTACGAACTAGAGAGGGAGGTGAAGATAGAGAAGATGGGTGCAGATGGAGTAATCATACGATTGGCTGAGAGCATGGATGACCTGGTGATGGAAATCAGGACCGGTGTGATTGTGGAGCCACCGCCCAGACCACCGGCTCCACCCTTGCCACCGTCTAGACCTACACGGCCGACCCAAAGCAGGACCGGGAAAGGCGGTGTCCTTCTACCATGATCGACATACAGCAGATCGACCCACAAAATATGGGGCCACCATCATCAAAGCCTCTACCGCCCAAGCTGGTTGTGTTAGGCGGGATTTATTCATTCAATTGGAAGCAAGAGCAGGTCCAGGTCATCATGGAGAGATTGCGTGAAGAACGCAACACAATCACGGCTGAAATCACGGTCAAGGGTGAACCGGAAGGCCATATGCATATGACCAAGCTGAATCTGATGACAACTAGAAGTCGTTCTGAGATTACCAAATATCTGAGAGAGAGATGCCAGCGCAACCGGGACTGGGATGCGATAGTTGAGCAGATGTGCATGATGACCATCCAGAAGTTCAGAGCTGGTGAACCCGTGGTCAACCTTGGCGATTCTACTCCTCCCGCCGAGCCTGTCTATCGTCTATTTCCGTGGGTTGTAGACGGCGAACCTTCGATCATCTACGGTGAAGGAGGGATAGGTAAATCTTATCTGGCCGGTTTCATGGCGGCGATGGTTGACCAGGCCGTCAACACGGATTTTGCCAGACCGATGCCCGGCAAGGTCTTATATCTGGACTTTGAAACAACCGAAGATATCACCGCAAGACGTTTCCAATCTCTAACGAGCGGGTTTGGTTTTGAAGGCAAGTCCAACGTCATGTATCGCTTCTGCCATCAATCTTTAGCCTCTGATATCAGTGAGATTCAGAAGATCGTGGCTGAAGAGAATATCTGTTTGATCGTTATAGATAGTGCTGGCCCTGCCTGTGGTGGTGACCCGGAAACGGCACAAAGCGCGATCAGTTATTTCACCGCACTCCGCTCACTCCGCAAATCGTCGATCACTATCGCGCATAGGTCTAAATCAGGAAGTGTTGGCCCGTTTGGAAGCGTCTACTGGGTTAACTATCCACGGATGGCGTACGAACTCAAGAAGTCTCAGGAAGAGGAATCGGACGTGATGCACGTTGCGCTGATACACAAGAAAGTGAATGACGGCCGGCTTCAGAAACCTGTATCCTTCAAGATAGAATGGCATGAATCCGGAGCCGTCACGGTAGCAACTGAAGCACTGGAGAACGTCCCGGACTTTGTCACGGAATTGCCTATAGCTGACCAATGCGCCGTAGCTTTCAATGAACACGGACCCAAGACCGTCAAGGAACTGGCGGATATTACCGGACAGGCTCCACGGAGCCTATCTGTGACTCTCTCCAGAAGCAAGACCAGATTCCGCCGCATCGGGAACCAGAGGTGGGATAATGTTGAATGATGAGGTGAAAACGGATGAGTTGGGTATATCTACCAAAGGACCGATCCATGAACTCTCTCTCTACTCAGGGTATGGAGGGTTCTCTCTCTCACTCAAACTTGCAGGACTCAACACAAGAACCGTCTGCTACGTTGAATGGGAAGACTACGCCATCAAGATTCTTAAGGCCCGAATCGCGGATGGCTCCTTGGATGACGCGCCAATATGGTCTGATTCTGGAACCTTCAACGGGCGATGTTGGTCTGGACGAGTGGGTCTTATCTCTGCCGGATTCCCCTGTCAACCATTCTCCACAGCTGGGAGCCGACAAGGTGAATTTGACCAAGCTGGCAGAAATCGCTGGCCGGATGTACGGAGACTGGTTGGCGAGATACGACCCCGATTCATCGTGCTGGAGAATGTCCCAGGCTTGCTTAATCCCGCTGGAGGGCGACCACCATACTCAGGCACAGTGGTTGGGGAACTTTCCGCAATGGGGTATCGTGTTGAATGGCGGCTTGTATCAGCCAGCCAAGCAGGTGCGCCACATAGGCGAATCCGATGGTGGTGCTTGGCCTACGCCTAATACAAGAGATAACCGGAGAGGTTGCAACCAGAAGCAGCTGGCGACTGAGGTTGACAAGTGGCCTACTCCAGTGAGCGACGGCGACCGCACCACTGATTATGCTCAAGGCGGGACAAGTCTTGGTAATGCTGCCAGGACTTATCCAACGCCAAATACTATGGATGCTTTGCCGGCCAAGAGTCAGGAAGCCTTGGACCATGAG